CGGCCATGATAGCCTCTTGCAAAAAAATACCTGCGCCGCGGCGTGCAGATTGCCGATGCTGGCAACGGCCTAGTCGGGAAGTCCTGCGCGAAGGCGAAGTTCGGCAAAGTCAAGGACGACGGGCGACAGCCCGGCATTGACGTCTCCCGCACCAAACGCTGGCCCCAGCTGAGCGAGCAACGAGCTGGAATCCGGGCTCGGTCGCTGGCCTCGTCCCGCCGAAATTGACAGTGGCGGCGCGTTTTCATCTCTGCCGATGCCCAGATAGGCCGCGACCAGCAAGTGCACCGGCGGGTGCTGTGCCCAGTAAGATGTCAGCTCCTCGACCTGGAAGAGCGTCATCTCGTCAATTACGCGGTAGCTGTATCCACAGACGGTCGCGAGGAGACCATAGATCTCTCGCCAGGGGTCACCGTTTCCGAAATCATGTCCGAAACTAACATGTCGCGCGCGCTGTCTGCCCCCGGGGTGGTTCCGGGGGCAGACGCTTCCCCCAAAGCGGCCCCGTTTGGCTTTAGTCCGGAGCCGGTCAGAACGGCATTCAGGACGGCACTGGCATTCCCGAGATCGAGCAGATTTTCGACTTTGTCCGGCGTCGTCTCGGGATAGTTGCGCTGCAGCGCCGCGGTGACGATGTCGATCAATACGTTGATTTGCGCTTCGCCCATCGACGCGCCGATTTCGGTCAGTTGCCTTACCTTGGGCATCAACCGGCGGAGCTGGCCGAGGGTAAGTGGCGGCACTATCCAATCTTGGCCGCCCATTGTAACCACCGCACCGGGGATCATCACTCCACCGTGCTCAGATAACCGATCATTCCCGAAGCGTCAGCAAAAGCCATGAAATCGAGTTCGCTGATTGTCCAGGTATCGAGCTTAGTCGGCAAAGATAATTTATTTGCCGTGCACGCGTTCAGGCGAAGCGCGGTGCCGCTGCCGTTGTAAGCAGTGTAAAACGTCGCCTTGAAGGTAGGAGTAATCCCCATAGGCTGGTTCGCGAGGGTTACCCTATTGCCGCTTGTTGCGATATTGTATGTGTACGAGATCAAAATCGCGGCACTAGCGTCGGCAGAGGAGAAACTATACGCGCCGGTAGCGAAGTCGACCGAGTATTGGCCGGCGCTCGAAGCCGTGGTTACCCGGTTAAAACGTTTGCCGCTTCCGGCATAGCTGACACCGAGATCGTCATTGTAACTCGCCGCATTGGCGGGGATGACGGCGTAGGGTGTCGTCGCCGGAACCATGGCAGCCTCCAGCTGCGAGACGGCAAACTGCCCCGTAACGGGGCTCACCCCGAAAAAAATATCCGAATACAGCAAACCGAGGATCTGCGCGAATTTAGCTTTCCCGGTTATCTTGCCCTGCCCCCGGGCTATTGCCACTGGGAATTGTAGCTGGCCGTAGAGCTCTTTATCGCTCCAGTCGAAATCGATCTGTATGTCTTGCAGAACGCCGAATTGCCGTGGGCCGATTCCCGATCCGATTACATCGGTGCGTTCGCCCCATATCGCGCCTGAGCCGAAGCTTAACTGCATGTTAATTACTCCCCTTAAATAGCCGCTTCAGCTTCTCCTTGGCGGCGTGGGCGATATTCCAGGCCTGCGTGTCGCGGGCAACCGCCGAACCCGGGAAATGGTCGGCCCACCAACGTTCGATCAGCTGCTCGATCGAAGGATGTGTGGCGGTTTGGTTAGTGCTGTAATCTTCCTCGGCCATTGGTCAGTCCTTTAACGGAGGAAACATTGAGGTGAGCGGGCCCAATAAACGTCCGCCTTGATGAGCAACCGAACTTCAGAAGCACAGGACCTCGACGGGTACGATCGCGATAGCCTGATCGCCGAGTACGCCCTCGTCAGTCTGAAGCTTGCCCGCGATATAGACGTGCTGAACCATTTGAGGCAGGCCTAGGTTCTGGATCCCAGTCGTTGGTGACGGTGCGAGCGCGGCTTCGAGAGCGTCGAGCAGCGGGTTCAAGATCGCCGCTGGGGCCAGATAGGGATCGCTTGAATGGGCGTACACGTAGAAATCAGCGTAGAGTGTCCATACGGTCGGCGCGCCGAGCTTCTTTATGGCGGCTTGACCCCCTTTTTCGCTCATGGACAACGCCGGCTGCTCCGCGGGCGCGACATCTGCCCAATGCCGCAGACGGCGGTTTGCACTGGTGAACCGCGCCGCACTTGCACCGAGCTCCCACAACGCAGCGTAGATCGTTTCACGAATTATCATCGCGTTAGTGCCTCGCGCAATGCCGCTTCTACCTCAGCCCGTATCGCAGGGTCCATGTCCTCCAATGCCGAACTCAAAAAGGAGCCCGTTGGTGCGTCTATTCGGCGGCGGTCTGGCCGTACTTTGATCGCCTTCCCGCCTCTCGGGCGGCCGAACGCCTTTGTGATACGGCGCAGGTTCGCTCTCATACCAGCCTCACCGTATCCATGAGCGCCGGCATGTTCGCCGCCGCTGGAAACCGTTACCGCGATCCTGTCATCGGTCTGATCGAGTTGCAGACTTGTGCTGGATCCGAGCGATCCCGAGCGGGCAGCGAGGGTTTGACCAGTGAGTTCACCCTGCTGGGTCTTGCTCTGAATTTCGATACCCAGCGTGGTGATCGCACGGGCGAGCCCCGACGCGGCCAGATCCGGAGTGGCGCGAAGCCAGGCGAGGACTGCGTCGTCACCGACAAGCCGGGCGGTAATCACAGGACGCCGGATACTAACGCAGCATCAGTGCCGGTTGCCGCCGGTGGCGGTTGGATCGAGGCTATCGGTGTAACCGCGCGATATTGTTGCAGCAGTGTTTTGATCGGGTCGCTCATGTCCTTTTGCGCGTAAGCAACTGTCTCTGCACCGCCCAGCGATCTCGAGACTTCGCCGATGCGCGTACGTTCCCGATAACGCAGCGAGACGAGCTCGATGCACGCCTGCGCGACGTCGGGCGGGGTGATCGAATACCCCGCCGTGTAAGCGATAACAACGTTCTGAGCTCCGCGCTTGAAGCTGCAGCCGCGAACCGAAAGCTGCGTCGAACTGAACCGGTACCCCGCCGCGTTGAGTGACGCCGCCGCAGGAACGGCTTGGCCGTCGATGGTCAACGACAGCACAGCCGTGACTGGGAAACATGCGAATTGGAGCCTGTGCCCGCCAGTTCCGTCGCGAATTTCGAGGTAACCGGCCGAAGCGATCTGGCGGTTGAGCCAAGTCTGAATATATTGGCTTGCCGCCGAGATGAGACGGGTGAGCAGCGCGTCATCGGTTGTAGACAAGGCGGCTTGCCCGGTTTGCAGCCACGCCTTGACATCGGCGAGCGTCGTCAGATCTCCGAAGGCCACTGGATCAGACCTTCCTGGAACGATTACGGGGCGCCGATTTTGCTTGATTCGAAGCCACCATCCTCTTCTCGGAAACGGGGACGAAGCCGTGCGCCAACAGCTCAGCGGCGGCTTCGGCCGGCACAAGCACGTCCCCATTCGAATCGCCGAGATATTGGCGACCGGCATAGGAACACTCCGCTGCATCGTCATGATGCAGGATGAGGACGCCGGCGGAAATCGGAGTATCGCGGGTGCTAGCCAATACGAACCCCCCGATTGTCGTCAAGGGGCCGACAGCCTCCAGAGGCACTTGGATCAGACCGTCGCCATCGACCGAATACCGCGCTGTCCCGTAGTTCGCCTCATCTTGGCCAAAGGCCGCGCGCAGCGGTACAAGGTCCCCGCCGAGCGAGACCCCCGGGATTGACCCGGGGGCTGCCACAACCGACGCTTTCGACGAAAGCGCCGAGGTCTCGAGCATTGGTGTCACCCGTTTGCGATGTTGGTGATGACGCCCATCGCAAAGGGGGCATAGACGGCCAGGACTTCTTCGGCATAAACACCGACCTGGCGCTGGCGAGTCACGATCGGCCAATCGATCTGGTAGTAGTCTTGCCGCGTTTTGATCTCGGCAACGTTCGGTACCTCGTTCGACTGGTACTGAATCGGCAGGTTCTCCGCCCAACCGATAATCGTCCCGGGTGGTACCTTCGGGTGGATGCGGATCGGGATGCGAAGGCCCCCATTTAAGGCGAAGGGATTGTAATAGAGCTGAACGACTCCTGACGCGGTCAGTTGGTACTCACCGTCGCTGCCGTCAGCGGGACTATCGTAGCGCAGCAATGGACCAGAGGCGTTCGACAGCACCTTTGCGGTTATGTTCTTCAACTCCTGCGAGTTGACATAGAGAACCGTTGGCGACACTTGAAAATTGTCCCACATCTTCTGGAACATAGTGTCGATCTCGACAACCGAGCCGCGGCCCGATGCAGTCAAAGACGTGCCGGTTCCTGCCGTCCCGGTCGGCATGACAGCGACGTACGCATTCGACCCCGGTTTCA